GCCGAGGGGCCAGGCGCCGTTGCCCTGAGTGGAGACCTTCGTGCGTGCTAGACGCCGGGATTACTCAGTCGCGGGTGCGGCGGTTATCAGCCACCTCGACGGGCGGTGTTCTGCCCGCCTGTTTCATCCGCTGGGCTTCGTGTGTCAGAAGGGAATGTCGTCGTCGCTGAAATCGTCGGTGGGCGGCGCTTGCCGTGCCGGTTCCTGGCGCTGAGGGCGGGGGCTACGCTCCTGCTGCCCGCCGCCTTCGCCCTTGCCGCCGAGCATCTGCATTTCGTCGGCGATGATGTCCGTGTAGTACTTCTTCACCCCGTCGTCGCCGGTATGCTCGCTGTAGCTGATACGTCCCTCGACGTAGACCTGCGAACCCTTACGCAGGTACTCGGCGGCGATCTCGCCCAGCTTCCCGAAGAACGTCACGCGGTGCCATTCGGTCTTTTCCTGCTGCTCGCCGTCCTTGCCCTTGCGGACGCTGGTGGTCGCGAGGCTGATCTTGGTGACCGCCATGCCGCCTTGGGTGTACTTCGTCTCGGGGTCGTTGCCGAGGTTGCCGACGAGGATTGCTTTGTTGATGCCACGGGCCATGGTCAGGCTGCCTTCTGTTGGAGTTGTTCGGTTTCAGCGCGCACCAGTTCAAGGAACTGCTCGCGGCGCTCTGCGAGCTGGGCCAGCTCTTCGCTAACCTCGTCGCGGTAGGCGCGGAACACGACGAGCTGCTTGTGTTCCGGGTAGTCGCTGCAATAGCTGGCGAAGTCCACCCAATCCCGCCCCGTGCCGTCGAGATGGCCGACGATCTGCCACTTGTAGGCCGGGTCGAACTTGCCGCGCCGGATGCTGGCGTGGTGGACCGGAGCGATGACGCACTTGATTTCCAGCACGCCGTCGTGGTCGATCAAGCCATCCGGTGAATCGCCCCAATCGCCCCAGTCGAAGAACCCTCCGTTGGTCACGTCGGAGAACGTCTGTTCCTCGTAGAGCATCCTGGCGATGGGTTCCTGCTCGTGTCCGCGCTCCATGTCCTCGGTCTTGAAGCTGTGTTCCGCCTTGTTGCCGGTGACACGCTCCAGCGCGATCTGGAGGGCGTAGCGCAGGGCGGGATCGCCAAACGCCTTGCCGTAGTTCGCCATGAACTTGGAGTAGCCCGACGCGGTGACCTTGCCCAGCCGCAGCGCGTCCCAGTCAGGGCTGTTCTGCTCAACGTCGTGCCACCTCATGCGGCTTCCTCCCGCTCGGGCTGGCATTCGCCGATCAGAAGCGCGACGTGTTCCTCGGACATGTCCGCCTTCGCTAGAACCTTGTCCAGGCTCCCGTCGCGGAGATAGGCATTCTTGGCCGCCTGCCACATCTTGGGGTCGGCTGGAGTGATCTGCTTCCGCTGAGAGGCGGGCATGATCCGCAGGCCGTCCACCGTTTCGCGCCCGAACTTGATGCCCTTCTCAACGTAGACCGTGAACTTCGCACCGGCCCAGTCCTCAATGAACGGGGAGCCGACGATCTTCGCCAGCATCTTGCTGTTCGTGGCGTTGAGGATCATCGGCTTCAGCTTTTCGCCGTCGCGGATGAACTTCTCCACGAAGTAGGCCGTGTTGAACGTCTCCTTGGACTTCTTCGTCTTGTCCGCTTCCTGGGTGACCCGGGCCACGGTCAGCGTGATGGGTTCAACAACGTCCATCGAGCTGAGGTAGGGCGAGTCGAACACCTTGCGGTAGTGCGTGCCGTCGTTATCGCTCACTGAAGTTCTCCTGCCGGGCCGTGTAGGCCCCGGCGTGTGGGTGTAGGTGCCGGGGTTTAGGGGGCCGCCCGGCGCGGCTGCGCGAAATTGCGCATGTGGGTGGAGGCGACGGCTACTGGCCCAGTATGTTCACCACCGCGATCCGCAGTGGAGCCGCCGCCACCGTAGAAAAAGCCCCATCCGCCAGCGCGCCACGGGGTGCGGCTGCTTCGTCCTGGCGGTGGGGTTTGAAACTGAATCTGGTGTTCCACAGCTGCACCGGAGCAACGGCCCGGTACGACTGCA